CCTTTTACTTTGTAGTGTCTCCAACCATATTCATCAACAAGGACACCATCAAAGAGTTCTACAATCTGTTGAACTAAAGGATGTTCCATAGTTTTAAATAGTACCTAACACTAAAATTATTAACCAGCTTAGGATTATCCAAGTAAAACCTAAACCTTCTGTAATAAACTTTTGACGAGATTGTCTTTTTAATAATTGTTGTCTTGTTATTTGTTTTCTCATTTTATATCCCATAATATAGTTCCTAACCATACTTTCTAAATAACTCTGTTTCAATCAATGGTGAATCTGTACTTGTAGGTTCTGGACCTGTTTTGTCAAGATAATCACGTTCTAATTCATCCATCAGTTCTAAACGGGATTCATTAGACATATAGGATG